CGGTGACGATTTTCTTGTATTCCGGCTCTTTATCGAGGTTAAGCTTCGGCAGGATGGCGAGGATGTTCACCCTGTCCTTGCGCGCCTCCTCAATCGTGTCGCAGAAGATCGGCGGCTTGCAGTAGCGGAAGATATAGTCCTTCACTTTGCTCATCGCGAACTTGAAGATCGATTCGACTTCCTTCGCGTCCAGCCGGAATGCCTCCGCCACCTTCCAAACAGTCTGTCCGTTCAGAAGATTGCTCACGATAAGGACTCTCGTGTCTTTAAGGCGCTCCGCTATTACCGCCGATACTTCCATCGTCGCGCGCCCTTAACTTGCCAGCGGCACGCTGATAGTGCCCAGCGTATTGCTTGCGTCAGTGATGGCGTTGAAGCTGTATTTGGGCTTCGAGAAGTCGCCGATTTTCGCGCCCAGCAGATCCAGAGAATCCGGGATGCAGGCGTTGAGTGTGAAGTTGACCTGGCTGCCGCCGTAGCCCTGTGAGAAGACGCTTTTAAAGCTCGAAGCAGCTCCCGCGCTGGCGTTGGATACCGTGATGACATCACCCGCACCGGTTGAGCTGTAGGTATAGTCGATGAGCACCGCTGTGCTCGCGTCAGCGGCGGCGAAGGTATAGACGCCGGCTGCGTAAGAGTATTGGCCTATCGTCGGTCCCGAAGCCACGGCGGTAAGTGGAAGACCTGTTGCCGCATAGACCACGCCGAGATTGATTCCGAAGTTCGCGGCATGGGTCACGGTGACGGTGTAAGTCGAAGAGGCGGGAACTGTGCCGGGCTCAGCCTGAGAGACAAGGATCTGGCCCGTAGTCATCGAGGAGCCAAAGAAGTCGCGTATGAGACGCCCCGTATAGCTGGCGAACTCAAAGTCACCGCTGACTTTGATCTGCGCCCGACCGGATGCCACAGGCAGCACCTGCTGGCCATACAGCTCTTTCGTGGTCGACTTGAGCTTGATCGAGGCCGACTGCAGGATACCCACCTGCACGGGGGTAGGAACGGCGTCACCGTCGATGGTATAGACGGCACCCGAGTTGAAGACGAAGGGGCTCGACATAGGAATCTCCAGGATGTGAGGGGGTGAAGCGGAGAGGAATTAATTCAGGTTGAAGTTATTTATCGACGAGGCTCTTGAAGTATGATTCCGCACGAAGGGCTATGAGATCAGCCTCGTAGGGCCGTTCCCGTCTAGCTCCCAGGCGTTGACCTCGTTTATATGCAGCGGAATCAATATCTCTAAATCTGCTTCCGCCAAAGAGACCGTGAATATGACTTTTATGCTCTGTCCGTAAGCGCTCTTCGGCAATCGCAGCTTGGCCTTGGGAAACGTCTTTACGTGTCTCTCTATCAGCTTCTGGTGTCTTCTGGTGTTTCGTCGTTGTTATGTTCCCGTGTGATGACACGCAAGAATGCAAGATACGACCACGCAGGTCTATCCATTGCTGTTTTTTCAATTGCTCAGGCAAGGGAGTTGAGCAAAACAGAACCGGGACCAGACGCTTTCTACCTTTGGATAGCGCAACACTGATTTCCTTTGCGACGAACGGGGACGCTTCACTCTCACAGCACCAGCAAACCACAAAAACTGATGAATCTCTCACGGCCCCCAGAATCTCAGCCTCCCAGTCATCGCCGGGCTTGAGAGAATTCACATCAAGGAACACAGCGTCGTCGGAGGCAACACCAAGGAGGCCCGCAAGAGGCTTCACCAATGCTTCGTCGTGCCTGCTGTAGGACACAAACACCTTACATTTTTTCTTGCGTACCATGCTGACTCAAATTGTAGTCCAGAACTCCAATTCGACGGCATCTCAAATGGTTGCAAGAATCTTTACCGGAATGACCGCGATGCCGTCACCGTCGATGTCTCCGGGATCTTTCATAACTTTGCCATCGATATAACAATGCGACACGAGACCACCCAGAGTCTGCCGTCCATTCGCGGCAGGACCAGGCCTTAGCGCAGAGTCGATCGCATCGAGCAACGGATTCAGCATGGATATCGGCGTGACGCCGCTATCCATGCCGGGCGCGGTATACACATAGAGCTCGACGTTCATCTCTACGATGGGCAGGTATTGCTTGCCATTGGAATAAATGTCATCGCGCTCATATTGGAAGATGGCGGGCTTCTCCGCCTCTGAAACATCTGTCCACAGTTTTAGGCGACGAGCCTTAGTCACAAACGGCGATGAGCCAGATACGAGCGCGAATAGCGCGCTCATTATCTGCTCGCGACTCGGCATCAGCGCGTTCCCTGCTTGGCGGCGTCTTCGTATCCTAGCTTAATCTCCGGTGTCATTTCCGTAAACGCCGTGCCCATGTAGTGCGCGCCTTTGATCGTGGAGCCGGGATGATTGATGCGCCTGTAGAAAACTTCTTTGCCTTTCCACTGGAAAGCCAGAGCCTTGCCGTTCTTGGCCTCGATGACATGCGCCTTGGTCTGTCCGCCATACTCCTGAATGCGCGCATACGGCACGCCAGCGGAGTAAACACGGCCAGAAACTTCATTGGCTGAATTCGTGACCTGCTCAAATATGCTGCGCACCAGCTTGCCGGTGCGAATGTGCAGGAGCTTGTTCGTCAGGTTCTGCTGAACCTTGCTCTTCAGTTTTTCCGCGAATGCGTAGGTCTTTTTCAGGAAGGCCGCGCGCAGCTTGTCGGGCATGTAGGAAAGCCGAGCCATGATTTGGCTGGTGTCTACCGAGATGTCCAACATGATTCAGACTGGTATATACGACTTATAGGGCTGCAGGACAGACTTCACGTAGTCGGGCATGTTCTTGACGCTGAACGTGACGCTCTCTTGTCCGCCGAGGCTCTTCGAGACGTACCCGATGCGGCCCTTATAGTTGTACCGCTCACCCACCATGTTGATACAGGCGTCTTCGATATCCGCGGGGATGTAGCTATAGGAGATGAGCACCGATGCATTCGCATCGCCAGAATTGAACGTGTAAACTCCTGCAGCAACCGAATACTGCCCCATGGCAGGCGAGCCGCTCACAAGAGCCAGCGCGGTGCCAGCCGCGTAGGTGACACCCGCGTCAGCGCCCCAAGGACCGTTGGGAGCGTTCACAGTAACTTGGTACGGCGCGGCAGGAACCGTCCACGCCTCACCCTGAATCACGAAGCCAGCCGTATAGACCACGCTCACAGATGCAGGTGCATTGACTGGGAACCGGTGACCGTAAAGGCTTATACGCTGAGGGCTGCCCGGTGGGAAGCTGCTCGGCGCATCGAGAACATAGCCACACTGAGGATAGCCAGGCGATGCCGGTATCAGTTGATTACCAAGGACAAGTGACTGCACGGAGATGACCGGCCAGTTGCGCAGCATCTGCGACCGCTGCCCTACCCCGTCGAACACGTCTGCGTAGGAATTCTTGAACAGTGATGGCCGCTCGATGTACGACAGGATGAAGCGGCTCGCCGAGCCTATGAGGCGTGTGATAAGAGCGTCATCGTTCGTTGTCGTGACGCCTGCCCAGCCCTTCGCATTGGCGAGAGTGGTGAGCTGATTACTTGCCGCCACCAGCTTTCGCGTCTTCGGCGTCCTCTTTCTTCGAGGGTTTCTCTGCTTTCTTCAGGTCCTTGGTGTCGTCGATTTTCGTAAGCGATTTCACAGGCTTCTTCTCTGCGACATCGGTGGAGAACCCGTGGGCCTTCGCATGGCCTGAGAAGTGCGCGGGAAGCGTGATAATGCCATCTTCGTCAGAGTCGAATGACTCCCCGCCATGACTGAAGCCTGCGGCACCTTTGCTGGAATGCTGCATTTGAATGAGATTGTCTGACATAGTAACTCCTTGTTAAGACGATGAACTTTCATGTATCCGCCCCGTTGCCAAGGCGGATACTAGAAAAATCACTGCTGGGATGATTAGCCGTTCGCGATATTGTTGATGACGCCCAGACCGAAGGTGGCATATACAGCCAGAACCTCTTCCGAGTAGATGCCGTACTCACGCTGGCGGCTGCGGGGTTCCCAATCCATGCGGTAGTAATCATGGCGGGTGAGCACTTCGGCCACCTGCGGCACCTCATTGCTCTGATACCACGCCGGCAGTTTCTCCGCATAAGCGAGAATCGTGCCGGGCGGAAGGTCGGGGTGAACACGTACCGGCATCATTGTGCCATCCGTATCTCCCTGATCGGCGCCCTGTCCGCCGTAGGGGTTGAAATACCAGCGGATACGTCCACCCGCTGAAATATCAATGCCCTTCGCATCCTGGCCGTCTGCGTTATAGCGAAGAAGTGAGCTGCTTGAGTTACCGGTGAACACCTTATTGGTGATGTTCCTCAGCTCCTGGCTGCTGACCCAAAGCACGCTGGGCGAGATGCGATAGTTGTCCCACATGCTCTGCAGCATCGTGTCGATCTCCACCACCGAGCCGCGCCCAGAAGCGGTGAGCGTCGTGCCGGTGCCGGACGTACCCGTCGCGAGCGTGTTCACATAGCCGAGATTGGCGGGATTCAGCGTCTGGGTGAGCAGCCCGTCGAACGCATAGTTGGGATTGGCGGAGCTGTCTGCCGTCACAGCAGTTGCCGCTTGCCTGCCGGCAGTGAGCGCCGCAGAGAATGCGGCGCTATTAAGAGTCGTAATCGCCTGCAGTGTCTCGCTTCCCACGGCTCCCACGAACCAAGCATAGGCAAGCGCGCCTTGGATTGCGGGAGTGCTTGCAAATAGCGTCTGCCCCAGTGTGACGGCTTGCGTCGTGCTGGAAGATTTATTCGAAGACCCGCCGTTGAGAATGAAAGTCTTTCCGTCCTGA